ATGGTTAGACAATACACAAGGACGAAGAAGAGTTGCAAATGCAATTAATGTACACCACGCAGGAGAAGGAGCTGTTGCAGGAAATCCTGCTTTAGCTAGAGATCTTCAACTTTTAACGGCTGGAGATAATATAGATGCAGCTAATATTAAAAGGGCAATTGAAACAGATTTAAAAGCGGGAAGAGATCCATTTACAAGTGAAGGGTCAAGAATTCCAGAATTAAAAGAAAAAGGCATTAGATTAAATGTTCGTGGCATAGAGTATGGAGCTGGTCCTGAAACAGAGATAGAAGGATTAAAAAGAATTGAGAAAGCATCTTTATCTAAACTACAAACACAGTTAAAAATTGATTCAGAATTAGGTGGATTTGTAAAATTTTTACAACAAAATATTATAGGTTTATCCAAAACTAATACTGGTGGTATGTGTGGTATTAAGTCGATTGTGCAAGATGTGGCTGAAGGTGGAAGAATCGGTTTTGCTGCAGGAAGTAATTGTGCAAGACAAATGGAAGTGGCTTTTGCGGAAAACCCAACTAAAGTTATTCAAGAAGTATCTGAATTACCTGGAAACAAATCTATTAACAAAATTAAAGCCGCAGCAACAACCTTTTTAGGTATGCTCGGTAGAGGCGGAGTGAAAGCTGCGCCGTATGCAGCGATTGCAGCAGCAGGTGCGGCATCCGCGGCTCTTGTTAAACAATTTGTGAACGACGATCCAACGACATATTTATCTAATGAAGATCAACAGAAGAATATGTTAATTGAAATGTTGACAGGTTCACTTGATGATACACCACAAGAACGTCCGGATATTTTAGACTGGCAACTTCCAGTATTAGGTGCAGAGACAGCATTAGGTACTGCAGTGACTGCGCCGTCAACAATTGAAGCTGCTAGATCAGCAAGATTTGGAAAAACACCATCAGGAATAACTAAGACTGCTTTGAAAACTTTAGGAAGAGGATTAATGACAACTGGAACTCCATTAGGTCTAGCTGCATTAGAACCATTACATATTGCAGGACAAATTCAACAAGGAGATTCTCCAGCAGATATTGCAACTAATCCATGGAATTATTTAGGACCTGCTTTTATGCCATCAATGACTAAAGCGGCAACAAAAGGTTTAGGAGCAGCATCTAATGTAGCTAAAGTTATGAGATTAGGATTACCTATGG